GGCCCCTTCTAGGGAGACCCGTGAGGGTCTTTCTACCTCCAGCACCGCTGGAGGCCCCTGTACTACCGATGCTTAGTCAGCTATCGGTATCGCACCACTTTCTTCTGAAAACCCATAGGGTTCCCAGTCAGTGGTTTTGCCGTAGAAGAAGTTGGAGCCTTTACAGGCATATGACGGTACTTTCTCATACCGCCACGTTCCATCCTCTTCATTGTCAACAGAGAAGCAGACTTGTAAATCTGCCTCTTTGTACCATTCAACTGTGCCTTTGGTGTCAAACTCTGTCTTTTTAAAGACATTGTAATCATCTAAAGACACAGTCCCATCTTCCTCACTAAGCACGGAGAAGTAACCGCGCTGAGTTTCTGATCTAAGGTCAGTGACCATAAACCAGTGAGTAAGAGCTCCGTCCTCGTCGCGCTCGACCGTAACCTTGGTGCGAGCTAGACGATAGCGTGGCCTATCCCCCGTGACAAGTGCCGTAATGTCTTCGACATCGACACCGCCATGGAGTTTAGAGGGTATCACCTGTGACCACCGCCGATGGAAATCGACGATCTCTTTGGTGTACATGCTCTTCGCATAAGTACTACCATCGAAGTTAACCGTATCCCATTTAAGGAGTTGGTTAAGCAGGCGTATGATGTCCGTTTTAGTACGGACAGGTCCCCTAATATAGAAAGGGGTGACATCCGAACCGTAATCATAGTGCTTTCCGCATGACTCTCGGAAAGTGCCAGTCCAGTAACTTTTGGACTGGTTAACGATAAATCCACAAAATCCAAATAATTGGACGAGTGGGTGCACTGCCTTTGAAGGGCAGATAATATCGTCACCATATACGGAGATGATACCTTTGGTTCTCGTGCAGCGACAAACCGCACGAGTGAGAGCCCAAAAGATAAGGCTCTCTAACTCAAAGGTGAACCCGTTACCCATACTGGAGAACATCTCCAGATGTAGGGTCTCAGGTTCTAAACGCATCTCATTGCCTTTAAAGCAGTCCTTGTAGTCAACAAAGACGTTATGAGAGCGTATATCATCTAACAGTACGAACCACTCAACCGGCAGAAGGTTGCAAATCAACTGCCGAGTTAGAGAGTCCGATGCTGAGGACAGGTCAATAGTTGCTAGAGGTACCGAACGGAGTTCTCCGTACGATGCCTTTTGCGCCAACACCTGATTTCGGGTTTGATCGCGAAGATCTATACCGAACTTCTTCAGTCTGCGCCTTATATGGGCGCCTACTGAAGCCTGCAGCAGAAGATTAGCCTCAGGCTCTTTACAAGCCACCCGGTCAATCTCACTGTTTTTCGGAACGGTAAACAACTTCGAGCTTACTACTTCCACACATGGAGGCATTCTTGGCGCGTCGTTAAACGCGCGCAAATAATGCATATGTGCAGTCCTAGTAACCTCTGCTTCTCCGGTGCACTTAAGTGCCGCAGCTACGACGCTGCGTGCTACGCGTGTACTGGCGCCGTTGGTATGAACCGCCCTCCCGAGTTTGGGAAGAAAGTTTCCAACGGAACCAAGGACTTCCTCGATGATTTTGCGAGCGTGGCATAATACCTCGTCGCTAGATCCCCAAGAGAAGTTCGCGGACTCCAAGTAGAGTCGTTGATTAGTACGTGCGTTACGTCGTTCAGTCCCAAGCCACTTTAAGATGGCATTGAGCTTTCGTACGTTCGACGGTGTAGTGGTGGAGTCGCAGTACTTCGTTAGAAGCTGCTCACGTAGGTATTCCTCGCGGAAACCGCCGTGCAACGCAAGGTAATCCACAAGTTGGACTAACTCACGTTGAAACCCCTCGCCGATATGTGCAGGAAGGTGATTGGCATCAGTTTTAGACTTCTGCCGTTTACCAGTGTTGTTAGACGTACGTCTAGACATATATTCATCTCCTAAGGTGAATGAACGCAAAAGCTTTGCGTGTTACTTTCGTTCCTGGCTGTCCAACTCTACAGTTGGTAGAAACCAGGGCACGCTGGATTGCTCAACTTCTCGTATGATGGTATCACGAACTACGCCTTCTGGCAAGCCCGTGAGTATCACTGCCATGTAAACCATGACAGCGACCGTCATCCCGAGAAAAAGGTTACCCAAGCTCCTCCCGTTAAGGAAAAGCTTGGCTACCGCTGTGATAAACGGGAAAGAAGAATCCCGAGACATCAGCCGTAGATGCCTTCGACGTCTTGAAGAAACTTCATCATGAACGTCTGAGCAGAACCCATTAGGTTATACTTTTTACCTACTAGGTTCTTCCGCTCTTGCAATGTCGAGTGTGGACTGAAGATCCATTCGGACCCAACTTGGGCCATCCGGAGCTCAGTCGACCTCACAACCCCATTAATTGTCTCATCGACAACCACTGGGTCCTGCATGCGTACACTCAACTTAATGAGACCTGACGCACTGACGGTCTTCCGGAGAAGGAGCAGATTGTTCCCAACCGGAGTCCCGTCACTTTCGACAAACCGCCACCATCCGTTATCATCCCGGTTGTCCGGAATGTAGGTATGGTTGACAGGTGTCGACTCACGGTCAGCGACCGTGATGGTAGTTGCTTGGGGCATGATAGCCATCCTATTTGGTTACGGTCATAAGCGCTACAAGAGTAACAAGTTGACCTGGGTTAAGCACCTGAAAGTTATAAGTCAGGCGCGGGAGGGTAGGTAGGTTCGTGAAACCACGATCCATTCCGAACTCCTCTATACTCCATCTTCTAGTCCCAGTCGTCGTCACTTGCCGCAACTCGCCATCCGCTTTCGCGAACTTTGTAGTGTAAGCATCAACTAAGGTGAGACCAGCTGTGGCGGTAAAACCACGGATGAAGTTTCCGACTTGGAGAATCCAGTCGGCAACAAAGGAGAGCTGTACGAGGTCCCATGCCACACCGGCAGGGTTTAGCAGGTCGAGCGTGTTAAGCCCGGCCAGCCATTGGTCCTTTACACGGAATTTTAGCCCAGTTTGGGCTCCGTGCAAAAGTTCCCCCTCGAAGAAGATACCTGTAACTATCTGAGATAGAAAGACAGGTCTCTCTACCCGTACACCAACTGCCTTCAAGTAAGCATCGTCTTTCGACATAGCGTCCTTGATGGCCGAGTGGAGACCATAAGCTGTCTGGAGAATGGGTTTGACCCCAAACTTCCAAGCCAGAAATGTTGAAGCCGCTGCTTTTGGCAACGTCTTCGCGTCTCCGAGTGCACGAATCGCGTACGCCCATTTGCCCTGACGTGCAAATTTCAGGGAGTTGAGCAGACGCAAGGCCACACTGGCTAGTTCGCCAGCGTTAGCAACCGCCTCACCAAGTGACTCACCCAGCTTCACTTTGCCATCTACGGCATCCATGAGAGCTGAATTAATGCTGTGATTAACAACATTAAGAGGAACTAGGGGGCGTTTTGTGACTGGACTTATAACAAGGTAGCCGCCGAAGTAAGGCGCCGACCAAGTCCCAGCGTATTTAGTGTGACCTCTTACGAGGCCTACGCCAGTAATCCAGTACGTGGTTTGTCCACTTGAGATAAACTCCGTAAACTTCGGTATAACCCGACGTCTGTAGGCGTTATATGGAGTACTCTGTACACCGTTTCCCTGCACAATGTCGGCCTGAGCACGCTCAGAGCCTAAAAAGCTGCCGAAAGCGGATGCAATCTGGTATCCTTGCGGATGTACGGTCACTTTATTTGACCATGCAACCGAACTCGTGTGAACATTTCGCATGATTCGTTCCTCCTTGATAGCAAGGGGAACAGCCTCAGGATCTACTTAGATACCTGACTCGTCTTACGACGAGCCTCGCGAAAGCGAGCAGCCCCCCTAGGGGGGGCC